TGACCGTCTCTGAGAATAATCTCACTACAAGGGTTACAGCCAAAGTCATGGTCAGGGTCTCTTCTACCTATAGACGCTACTTGTTTAATAGCGGCTTCTCTATTAAAGATACCACGCTCACCTGATTTTGACTCATACAGGGATGTCCACTCTTTCATAAATATACCCATGTCAGGTTTTTCTGTATAACACACGCTGTTATTACTAAGAGCCATCTCTGGTGTATCTGACCACCATTGACCACTCTTGGCATTACGCATGCGCTCATCAGTCAAATTACTTAGAGAAATCAATGCACTACGTCTAACACCACCAACGACAACAACCTCTGCAATCTTACACATCATACGGTGACACTCGTAACTAGTAAGTTTCCTACCACCAGCGTCCTTAAAAATGTTCGTAGCAAAATGAAACAAGTCGATCAAAGGCTCTGGACCACTGGCTCTACCGCCAAATGTTTTAAGCCTAGATCCTTTTGGTCTTACTTTTGAAAAGTCCCACTTAGGCATTTCACCGTCATAGAGATAGGTAATAAGTTTACGGAAAGCTGATTGCCATCCTTCTTTGCTATCTTGGACTACTATGGTGTCTTCTACATCTACTTGTTCTTCAGGAACTTCAGGTAGTTTATTTACATGTTGCCTCTCTACACTAAAGCCCACACCAGTACCGTGCATAAGTATAAACAGACATTCGTCAAATGCTTTAGGGTGGTCTACGCTTAAGTAAGCGCAATTGTAACCTGCTATGTGGTTCTTAGCTAAGGCAGGTCCTGCAGTCATTAGCGCTCTCATGCTAGGCATTACATCTAAATTGAGAACAGCTTCTTCAAGAATCTTACGAGTCTTGGGAACTAGTTCTTGTTCTGTATTGTCTTTTAAGTGTTGCTCCATAAAGTCAAAGTATCGAGCTACAGTCTCTTCCCACGTCTCTCTCCTGTTTTTCTCAGGTAGCCACCTTGCATACCTGCTTAGGGCTATAAAATTTTGATAATCTGTTGCTAATTTTTTCATGTAATTTCCTCTAATAATTGTGTTTATTTTAATCTTCTTTTGCTTCAGGTAATAGCCCTAGCTTTTTAAGTTTATCAAAATATCTTCTATGGACATCTGAGTACATTCTAAATCCTTCGTAGTACTCAGTGTCCTCTTCTATCAAACTATGGAATTTTGTTAATGCCTCAGCTAACTGCATTACATCTTTACCTTTGTTTGACTCTTCCTCTAGACTTTCTTTTATACAAGATCTAAGAAGTCTATTCTCAGTGTTAAGTAATTGATAGTTAATGGATGTCATACCAAGTTGCTCCTATCTTTGAATTGCCAGACATTGGACAATCAAAGCCTAACCTTTGACCTGCAATCTTAGCAGACTCCTCTAATATTTTAGATAGTTTGTCTGCATCTTTTCTGTCACATTCAAAGTTCTGCTCATCATGCATAATGGCTAACAACTTACAATTTATATTATTTTTCTTAATAAGACCATCCGATACAATCGCCCACTCTTTAGCTAAAATTGCTTCATTACCTTGTAACAAGTAATTAAGAAGTTTATGTTCAGAGTCAACCTGTATTTTCCTACCATCTTGAGCGGTTATAAATCTGTTGCCAGACCTATTGAACTCGTTTATCAACTTATCTTGTAATTTCTTAAGAAGCGGAAACGTCCTTAAAAATTTAGTCTTAAGCACAGTCCCTTCTTTAGACTTACCACCAACAATAGTTCCAAGTTTTGCGGCACTTGCGCCAAACAGAAACCCGTATATAAAAGTCTTTGCTTGACTTCTATCTTTCAACCCTGCGGCTTTTTGGTTGACAGTGTGTACATCTGTACCGTCTTCTTCTTTGCCTGTAGTAACTGTTTCTACATACCTAGGGTCTCCCATTGCTGCGGCTAAAAGTCTTAACTGGGCAGATGCTAAATCACAACCAACCAGTACTTTGTCTTTTGGTGCTATAAAGATACTTCTCATTTCTTTACCAAAGACAGCTTTTGCTCCGGGAACATTCACTAGATTTCTATGTGACATTCTTCCAGTAGCTGTACCTAGTGTAAAAGGCACACACTCTAATCTACCATCATCTCTACAAACACCAAGCCAACCTCTATCTTTATTCTTTTGGTTTTGCAATGTGTTTCTTCTATGTTGATAGACAGCGTGTAAAGCTATATCTTGTCCAAGATCACCTTGTATAGAATTGTAGGAATCTTCTGTTAACTTCGCAGAAGTTCTGACTAAACTACCATCTTCGGCTCTCTTAGTGTTCCATTCTGTAGGTTTCCAACCGTGTTTAAACAGCAATTTCTTGACCTCTGCAGTCTGTGTTAGCTTTGCAGGGGTAATCTCAACTCTACAATATGGACCATTTATTTGTAAACCTTTTGTATTATTTATGTAATCAATACACTCATAATCACCAAACCAGTCTTGTATGTGTTTATGAAGTTTACCTGCCTTAGTCCATTTGGGGACTATCGGCTTTCTTAACTGCTTACCTCCTACTAGCCCTTTCTGGTAGTCAACACCGTTAGTGTTCATTATCTCATTACACTCAGAGTTGCTGACCCAAAAGTCAGGGCACTTGAGTATAGGTGGCATTAAAGGTTCAATCTTATCTCTAAGTTTGTCAATCTCTTCAGTCAAAAACTTTATGTGTTTGTCAGCAAGTTCTTTGTCAACTAACCAACCGTTCTTTACTTGTTCAGAACTTATTTTAGCTATCCTGAACTCACGATTTAAAACTTCTTTTGGTACCCCAGATTCTTTAAACTCCCTAAGTAAAGAGTGGAACACCCTAACATTGATTAGGACGTCTTGCTCACACCTGTTTAACATAGCTTGTTCAAATCTTAGCCACTGCTCTTGACGTGGTTTTAAAACACCAAAGTGCTCTCCCCACATCTCAAGACCATGTCTACCTTTGTATCTACCAAGAGTCCTGTTAAAGTTCAGCAATTGGCTCATAAGAAAAGTATCAACAAGCCTAGCTTTTGTTTTAAAGTTAAAAAGTTTTTTCAGTAGAGGTATGTCATACATGATTATGTTATGACCTATTAGTTCGTCAGCATTTGCAAGCAACTCAAGACCCTCCTCTAAAGAAGGGCAATCGTCACTGTCATTTGAAAAAGTAATCGTATCCTTACTTATTATGTCGTAAGTAGAGATACACCAAACAGTAGTAGCGTCATTAATAAAACCATTTGCCTCTACATCAAAAACTAATTTCTTCATGACCATTTACCAAATAAAAGTTTAAATTGCTCTGGTGTTAAGTCTTTGTATGTGTCTTCAAAATAGTTCTTATGACCTCTTTCTTTTTTCATAAAAACAGTAGGTTTAGCCAAATCCTCATAGTTTCGAGTAGTTTGTAACCTAACCCACGTTGTCTTTTTACTAACCCCAGTCAATGCCATTATCTCATCTATTGTGAGAACTCTGCCATCATCTAGAGTGTAGAATTTTCTCTCAGTACTCATAATCCTCCTCCATAGTGAATTATTGAAACTCAGAAGGTGTGCTGTGTAAACGACCTGTAATGTTATCATATCTTGCCGAACCTGCTGGACCTGTATGTCCTGTAAACCTGTTCTTTAACACTGATATTCCAACCCTTTGTCGCTCACCCTCGTCCTCCGAGTATTTGTTTCTAGAAAAACCGATGATTTGAAATGCTATCTGTTTTAAACTTCCTGACCCTTTTAACGAGTCTTCGGTTATAGATGCACCTTCCTCAAAAGTTTTACTACCTCCGCTAGTCTTTCTCAAATGAGAGACTACTCCAATCCATACATTATGTTTCTTACATAACTTGAGAAGATCAGACATAGCTTTATCCATAGCTTCGTTTACATTACCGTCAACCTCACTAACTGCAATAGTTATGTGGTCTAGGAATATAAACTTACAGCCAGATGCCGCCATAAATTCTATCTTATCCATAAGAGAAGAGTCACTTACAGAGCCCTGATGGTCTAATAATAACAAACGACCTGAACCTGCAACATCTTCCCATGCTTTAGAGCCTTCTGCCCCTGAGCGGTCAAATTCTACGTCTGGGAGGTTTATTCTCTTATTTAAGTGTACCCCAATGATTCCATCTAAAGTCTCCCGTATGGACTCCTCAAGGGACACTACGCCAATTTGGTAGTCTGTTGTCATAATAAGATGATAAATATCTTCTTTGACAAAAGTAGACTTACCTGAGCCTGTTCCTGCAGTAAAGATAGTTAACTCACCAGTTCTTCTGCCGTATGTCATCTTATTTACATTGGCAAAACAATCAGGGTAGGGGACTGAATCCTCTCTTCTATCTTCGTTGAACAAATCCCAAGTATCAGCAGAGTTTACAATACCTGCAGGAGAGTACATCTCAGCATTCCATATCGCTTTCTCTAGTTCGTAAGTCTTACCTGAAACTAAATAATCAGAGGCATCCTTACCGTATCTGCCTAGGGCACCAATCTTAGCTTTCCCGGTTCTAACCAGTCTAGCACAAGCCTCTGCACCATCTCTTCCTGCTTCATCGTGGTCAAATAAGAACACAACTTCTTCAAAGGAATTAAGATAGTCTAAGTTGGCAACAACCTGTTTGTATGCCCCTTGGGCTCCATTGATAACTGATACAACTGCCCACTCTTGTTTCTTATCTTTCCAAACCTGTTGTACAGACATTGCATCAAGTGCCCCTTCTGTAACAACAATTCTTTTACAAGAGCCGGGAGCAAATTTGGACTGACCAAAGAACTCGTTTTTGTTCTTAACAGACCCTATCGCTAGAAACCTTTTAGCATCTAAATCTCTACGCTCATATCCTACAACTTTACCTTTCTCAGTTATAGGGTAGTAATGGTATTTGATAGTCTTACCATCTTCCTCAGAGTATCCTACTTTAACACCATAAAGTTCAGCAATATCTTTTGTTATCTTGCGCTCACGAAAACCTCGCACTGGATAATCTTTTATGTCATCAACTGACTCTACAATGTTTTTAAATTCTTTTGGTGTCTTCTCGACAACCAGACTATCATCATTGTATATGCCTGTATCTTCACAACCAAAACAGTAATAAGTCATCTTATCACCGTTGTCATAAACAGCCCTGTTGTCTCTAGAACCACAAGCCTCACAAGACTCGTGTCTTACAAACACGCCCTCTTGATTATTTTCTTTATTTTTCATTTTTCCTCCATAGAAAAATAAATAGTGTCTATCGATACCCCTCATAGAAGAGTATCTGTAGACACTACTGATTAGTAATCGTCATTTTCTTCAAAGTTTAAATCCATATCCTCTTTCTTAGGTTGATTAAACTCAGAACCTGAATCTAAGTTACCAAACTCTGAACCTGCAGGGTCTGATTTCTCGTAAGGTATGAGATTAGTAACAAGAACATTTTTTAAACTCATTGACTTACCCTTTTGACCTTTAAAATCCCAGTCATAAGTGTCATATGAAACAGTACCAGTAGAACCATTGCCGATGATAACACCAGATAATGGTTTAATAGTACCTGTATCTGTCTTTGTAAAAACACCGGGAGGTGATAAATCTTTTCCTGCCGAAGTTTTTGCATTTTGTTTAAAAGTGACTTTATATTGTCCAGTCTCATTACCCTCTGCATCCTCTACAGGTCGCAAAGATCTAATTAGACCGTCTTTCTTAAACTTCTGTGCTACTTCCTTTTCTACATAGGCTGTAACAGACCATTGAAGTTTCTCAAAGTTTTCTTGTGGGTTATCTGGGTCTAAAAAGCACCAGTTTAACTCCACGTTTTCTACTAAATTAGCCATTCTTTTCCTCCTTCTCTAGCTTATTTGTAAACGAAGGCAGTTCCCACATTTGTCCGACTTTACGTCTCATCCAAAGTAGTCTACCCATCTCTAACATTACATCATCAGAGTTATAGTCATAGGAACTCCTATACAAATCTCTAATAACATTCCAAGCATCTTGAATATCTTCGTTATCCTCTAATATCTTTTTTGCCTTTACAGGACCAATCTTAGGAACACCCTGTATGTTGTCAACTTGGTCACCTGCTAACATTTGGTATTGGAAATGTCTAATACCATCGTATTCGGTAACGTAACTTGATTCTTCTCTTTTAAAATCGTATTTTGCACCGGGAACAATCCATAAATCTTTATCTATAGTACAAATTACTGTGTTATCTAAATCATCTGTTTGTGCAATAGCTAAAGTATCATCAGCTTCTTCATCAACAGATATTTTTGTACCTAACACATTTGTTAAGTAGTCTCTTACTTTTTGGTAGTAAAAAGGTTTTTCACCTGTTCTGTTACCTTTGTAGGGCTTAGTCACAGCTATTTCTTTTCTAAAATTAGTGTGACCTGACAAATGCAATTCATAATCGTCTGCTTTTGCCTTTTTAACAACACTATCAATAAAGTCTTTAATAAACTCAACACACTCAGACCAAGGCTCAAGAACTGTCTTACCTTGTACAATTGTATAAGGTGAGATTTCTCCAACTTTAGATTGTGTTGACCATAGTGCATTAATGTCCTCCAGACCATCCATTGCATGACGTTTACTGTCATACTCTTTTATATTGTCGCCATTCTTATCTACTACGTTGTAATAGTTTGTTTGGCAATGATTTGATGCCCAGTAGACTATTATGTCACCGTCAATTAAAGCCCTCATGAGTTGTCTCCGTTGTAAAGCTTATCAATTTCATGCAATCTTAGACCTATTATTCGGTTAATATAAAAAACCGCTTTTTCTAAATCTTGTATTGGGTCTTTTTTCTTGTTGAACCTAACCAAATACTTTAAAGCACTACCCATTGCAAATGCTTCAAGACCCTCTAGGTCTCTTGTCACATCTTCAATTATCTCTAATGCTTCTATCTTGCCTGAAGTGTAATGTTGTGGGTGATTAACCTCATCATTCTTCTTCATCCTCTATTTCCTCCGTTTTTAAAGAATCTGGATCAAACGCATCGGCATTTTCATTGAAATACCATGAGTCATCCTCATCATCCGATTCACCTATAAAGTGAATCAATTTATCAATTGCTTCTGGGTCACCCGGAGATAATCCATACATATCACACAATTCTGTAAATTCACTTGCCATTTTTAGTCTCCTCTAGCGAACCATCCTCTATAAGATGTCATATAATTAAGAAATAATATACTTAGATTCTAAAACTTCTTCCAAATCTAAGTCACCGTAGTCTGAAACACCAACACCGACCACACCTAAAGACACTAAAGTATTACCAAGTTGGTCTACTTCAAATATTTCTTTAAATACTTCTTTAAATACACTTAACAGCAATTCCATATTTTCTGCATTTACAGAGAACTGGTCATGAATCATCATAAAGTCGCTTACACCTAACTCTGCTAATCTTGCAATTACCAAAGCTAGAAGAGATGCATCTTGTGAATGTACAAAGTTAGCACTAATCCCTCTCTCATGGTCAGTTTTTCTTGCTTCACTTAAGAAAACTTGATAACTAAGTTTTACAGGTCTGCTTGCAAACATACAATTTACCCTCTTAATAGAAGTTTTTGCATAGTTTTGAAACGCTGTAAAGCCTGTAGCTGTCTTCCAAGTGACCATTGGAGACCCAGGATTTGACTCTATGTACCCACAAACTGCCCTTTTCAATAAATCCTTGGCTACAGTTTGTCTAGGAAAAGCCATTTTTACACCATCGAATATGGCAGTGCCGATATAAGAAGAGTCATCGTAGGTCATTTCTGACAACAAAGGATACCCATGGTCTCTTCTGTCCTCAAAAGTTTGGTCTTGTATACAACCCTTGCCTGCATCATAATAATATGACATAGTAGGTCTTTTACAAAGTTTTCGCCAAGCCTTGTCACCTAAGTTTTCAAACTCTTTATAAGAAAAGCCATTGTCAAGAACAGATCTAGCTATAACCATGTATGCATCGCCAATTTCTTTGTTTGGATGCCTAATAACATTAGTCTCTTCAGCACCAGACCTGTCTCTGGTCATCGCTGAGAGTATCTGGAGACCTGAGTTAGTTGCATCTAGACCTATAGGTAAGTGACACATGTAGTCTTCTCTTCCCTGTTCTTCTAGTCGCTTCCATTCAAGACATGCAGATATTAGCTGAAACTTGGTTTTCTTGTCAGTGCTAAACTGATTAAGCCATTCAGAATTGTGAGGGTCTTTAGATGCTTTTAAAATCTCATCCATCCAGACATATGTCCAGAGAACTCTGTCATCTAAAGAAATCTTGTCTTCACCTGCACAATTTGCCGTGTGTATTGCCAATGCCCTTTCAACTTTATCAGACCAAGCAACACCATGATTAAACATTAGTAGGCTTTTAGCTAGGTCAGAGCCTGTTGGCTCAAAGTAATTTACTATAGGATAAAATCTACCCCTACTGTCTAACTGAAAGTCATAGTAAAAAGCTTTACCTTGCATAAGAGTTGCCATGTCAATAACCCTGTCATACTCATATCTTTTTGACGAAGCCCTTACAATATCTAATGCATCTGAGGATTTATCTTTCATCCATCCTGAAGCCTTTCGTTTCTTGTAAGTATTACTTCTACCATCTATCTGTGCCACCGTAAGCCCTTTCTTTAAAAGTTGATAACTTACATTTTCTAAATACCATTTCTTTGCTTGTTTTCCAACAAACTCTGATGTTCTTTTAAAGTTCAATAGACTTTTAAGTGACTCGCTTACTGTCTCACTTAAAACCGTGGGCGGTATAAAACTATGGTTGTCACTGTCAAACTTTTTAACAATGTCCAATAACTCCTCGTTTACAACAAAAGATGTTGACCCGTATGAGTTTAGTGCATCGTAAACTTTTGGCATTTTCTTGTAAAGATACTTCTTGCTTAACTCTGAAGGCATCTTCTTGACTATAGACACTCCGTTTTTATACGGATGTGTCCAACCCTTGTACTCCTCTTGTGGTAAATCTATAGGAGAGACTTTTTTAATTTCTTGAAAGTATTTAAATAATAAATTATTTTCGTCTTTAAAATCAAGCCTATTTAACTTCATAACGCCTTGGGACTCTGTGACAACTTGTGTGTAACCAAGAGATCCGAGTGAACCCAAAGCTTCAACTCCTGCTGAAATCATTGTAGCTTCTGCCTTTTGCGAAGTTCCTAATTTTAAATTGAATTGAGTGTGTACATTCATCCTAGAAGCTAGTGATGATGCTGTTGATGTTAGTGCCGTACCTTTCGATAATGCACTGATTGTAAAATCTAAAATATCTTCTGCAATTGTCCTTACGCTATCTGCACCGAGTAAAACTTTCTTAAATGCAGACTGTCGCCCCTTGCTTACAGTTTGGGACATGTGGTTTAATTGCGATGAGATTTGTAATAATAGTAATTCCCTGTTATCCATAAAACCTCCGTTTTTATTTATTAACCGCTTGTCAAATTTTCAACATCCTTTTTTGTTATTGTAAAATTAGTTATAGTGTCATCGGATGGCGATGTAAACATAACTTCCCTTGAAAGTTCCTCAAAAATCCCTTGTTAACTTTGGACATAATATCTATCAAATTAGACTCCGTCAGGGGCTTTAATGAGACCCTAGTTGGTAATCTGCTCAATAATTCAGGTATTATGCCAAATTTTTCAAAATCATCATGAGTTATCCTCTTGTAGATTTCATCTCTTTGCATTTTTTCCTTGGTCTCGTTCAAAAATCCTATGTTTTCTTTTGGAACTTCTCTTGAGATAACAATATCCTCTATGTCTGAAAATGCCCCTGCAACAATAAACAAAACATTTGTAGTATCAAACATGAAACCTTTTTTCTTTCCTTCTGTGCCTTTTCCTGCACCAACTTTAAATTCTCCACCCTCTATGAGCTTGAGTAGAGCTTGTTGTACACCTTCTCCACTTGGGTCTCTTCCCGATGTAGTTTTTTGTGAACAAATCTTGTCTATTTCGTCAATAATTATGACTCCACACTGGGCTTTGTCAAGATCTCCGTTTGCCTTGCGTACTAAAGACTCTAACATGTCCTCCACATCGCCACCAACATACCCTGCTTGGGTGATTGTGTTGGCATCGGCAATAACAAATGGCAAATTTAATTTCTTCGCTAATAACGAAGATATGAAGGTCTTGCCTACACCTGTGCTACCGACAAGAAGGATGTTATTTTTGTTAATATGTATGCCTTCTTTGTTTAGCTTAATTCTTTTAAAATGATTGTACACTGCAACTGCCAGTGTCTTCTTAGCTTCTTGTTGACCCACTGCATTTTTCTCTAAAAACTCAAATAAGCTTTTTGGAGTAATATTTTCTTGTGGTTTTGATTCGTACTTGCCTTTTAAAATAGACCCGTCTGAGTCTACAGCATATCCAACATCGTTGTCATCAAAAAAACTGTCAACAATCTCTAATGATTGTAAATATTCTTTTTCTTTTCTTAAATCTTCATAAACTAAAGCACCATTGTTTACATAATTCATAAACAATTTTGGTGAAGCTGGAGCAACAACTGTTTGCAAACAAACCTCACACACTGTCTTTTTATTATAAGTTATGAGTCTAAAAACATCAAAATCTGATTGTTTACCTGTACAAATATCACAAATACAGTCCTCTTTATTCATATTAAGTCCCTTAATAGATTAATTTAAGTAGAAGAAGTAAGAGACTCCTAATTGGACTAATTAGGGGTCTCTTTCCACATCCTCTACTAGATGTCATAAAATGTTTATTCTATCTATTTCTTCTAGTTGATTGTTTATTTCTTTTAACAATGGTTCATTTAAAGCAATAACTATCTCATTTACCGCATAACCTACTATTTCTTCTTTCTCTAGATCAGTTCTGCCTTCAAATTGCTCATAGCGTTTGCTAATAGCTTCATAAACAATGTCCCATAGAATTATTGCCATAGAGATTTCTCGTTTAGTGAGGTTTTTTATGCTCATCTTCAACCTCCATAGCTTTATTAAAAAGTTTTTCCATCTCTTCTTTTCTTTCCCAGTAGCCTTCACTGTTTCTTTGCTCTACCTCAGTTACACTACCAGTCATACCTTGAACAGATTTTTCGAAATAACTAGTGTCGAAATCACACCAATTAATCTCATCACTTGCTTCTGCTATAGCAATTTGTAATGCTTCAGATTCATTATTGGCTTCGACCCTTTTAGTCTCTATTACTGATGCTCTTTTCTCAACATCTACATGATAAGCTTTCATTTTATCTCCTTCTTCTTTAGGAAACTCACTACATCGAGTCTCATAATTCCAATCACAAGTCGAATTTTCAAGTCTTGGACACCAACTGCAAGGTAAAACCTCCGCATGTCCACAAACGCTACAATTTGACTTTCCATCACTTCTTACTTCAACCTCATATCCACACATAGGACAACATTCATCTACCATTTCAATAGGGTGGCTCCAAGTATTCATATTAAAAACTCCTGTGCTTCATCTAATGCTAATTTAAAATGTTTTGTTCTGTACTCTTGTGGTGTATCACAGTCAGCACTGTCAATTAAATTGTAAAGTAACCTTTTTAACTCGTCATTTTCCTTCTTAAGCTTTCGATTTATCCTTAAAGCCTCATCATTGAAATGTTTATTTTTATTAGGGTTCATTATACTTCCTCCAAAGTATGCGTGGGATTCGAACCCACCCTACAGCCGTCACCGTAGTACCACTTGTTAAAAATTTGGCTCATACTCGACATCCTCATTTACAAGGGTCTTAAAATGTTCCATCTTTAGTTTATAAAAAGACGCTAAATCAATTTTATCTTCAAAATCAGCGTCAAGATACAGATTGTGGAATCGCTGGGACTCTATTAAACAATCTGCCA